CGTATGCATTGTGCGCGAGTGGGAACCGCTGCTAGCCACTTCTCGAATTCAGTATCCGTTGGTAGGTCTACAGTCACCCGATTCTGAAGCCATAGCACGTACGCTCGCAATTGATCAAAGGCATCTGTGAAGGTACCCTCAACCATTAGAGCTAACGCACGCGCCACATGAATTTCATCGGAGACCTGACTCTCCATATTGCGTAATGAACACAGGATCTTACTGCGATTGGCGACCGGCACATAATGCCCATCCCTAAGATCAAAAGTTTTGCCAAGCCACTGATGGCCCGTGAGAGTGTACGAATCAACGTCCTTCTCAGGGTCCAGCGACATGCCCAGTTCTTGGTAAGCAGCATTCCGCGCCTCGAACGTGAATTTCTCCGCGTACGTAGGCGAGATAGCGCTGTTCTTATCATCACTGTACAAGCCAAATTTATAGTGCTTCTTTTGAATCGTGTACCCGTTAGGGTCTGCGTTTATACCGCTAACACGTCGAAAGACATAATGTGACTGTGCCGTGTGAGAAATAGAACCATCGTAAGATGTTGCGACCTTGCCAGAATTCAACCCAATTTGTTTCCAAACAACCTCACCATTCGGCAATAGAATGAACGATTCGACGTCCTGTTCATATGCGTAATCGATGCGGTCTGTAAACTCATCAAGTGTCATCGAGGCCCGGTCGTACGCCATGATGCGAACTTCTCTGGGTGCCTGACTAGCCATATGACCCCAGGTTTTATCGTATTTTACAATATCCTCTGAGATTTTTCTCCAGTTCAGCGCGTCCAAATATTTGCCCCACGCGGAAAACCCCCCATGCTGCATGACCATACCAACTTTCGTCGGATTGTGTCCATGCTGATTAGCATACAATGACAATTTCTCGTCAAAGTCTTGGAAGAGTCGTCCACAGTAGATTACAAAATCTAAGGGCGCCACTGTGAAGCCACGGATGTCGTTGTTGACCAATTTCTTTCGTTTGACTAATTCCACTTTACCGGCTTGTTTCCATAGAATAGGGTAGCTTTGACGCCAACCACTGTCCCATAGCCATTTGTCGATATGTGGGAAGTCTTTGATTCCATCGATCTTCGCACGAGCTCCGAGCCATTTATATACCGGACCTGGTGAGGTATCCGGATCTAGAATAACTTCCCCCCTCTCTTTCACACGACATTGTTTTGCGAGGAATGCGTAATCTTGTAGTGTATCACGCATAGCCGCCTCCCAAACGTCTTTGCGAAAACTTGGTGGTGGGCAGGGATCATGATCATACTTCTTCACTGAATTAATTACGCCGCGATGCGTGTCGCGTATGACGTTATATGCTTCTGTGTCGAAGTCAATCTGGACCTCCGCCCTGAACTGTTCAAAGTAACCGTTTACGTCCCATCTCTCATTAACATTGGCTTTCGAGTCAAACCAGGGCGTGAACCCAATGGTCTTCATATAAGTCATTGCCCCACAAGTGGGGAGAGCGGTGTTTGCGGGCGTTTTGCTCAGATACTGCCACCATGCCATCGCACGTTCTGGACATGGCGGCGCTGTCAGTTTCCCTGGCAGGCCTCGATATCTAGTGAAATGAAAGGTGTGAAGCGATTCGGCACGGACTTAGCGACCGAGCCTCCATAATGCACGCCGATGGATTTCAACCCATTGTCAGCAAGTCGTACTGCAGATCCACTTAAACCCGGCATCGTAGCCGCGGTGTGGCTGTCCGTTCCCTGAAGAATTCCAGATGAACTTACCCAGTCAGTGCTGCCCATGTGTTCAACCCACCCGGACAATATTACCTTCGCTGGAATTGCGCTACCAGCCATGGCCTTAGCATCATATACCCATATATTTGTTGAAGGCGTCTGTATAAGAGGTGGGCACTTCCACATCGCGAG